TCAATATTGACAATTTCATAATATTTGTCGCTACCACCTCCCGCCGTGTCTTCTATCAATTCGGGTTGCCCTATCATTTGTAGAATAAACGAACTACGTGAAATGTCATTAAGTAAAACAGCATGAACAAACTCGCCACGATGAAATTCAATTTTATACATTCCGTCTGCCACCATACGATTGAATAAATCTGTAGCTTGTTGTCGTGTCAATGGATGTTGATTAGCATAATTAATCAATGCTTGGAATTGGTTCGTTGTTAATAAATTATCTACAATCGCACTGCGACGATGACGATTGAGCAAAGTCGTTAAATTATTAACCGTTGATGTTCTCCATGTTGGACGTAGACCTAATCGCTTCGCCTCTCTATATAATCTTGACCTCTCTTGTTTTCCGCGAGCCATCTCCGTCGTATATATATAGTGAGATTTTTTATTTCACTAATAAAAATATTTAATTATATTTTTCAAATGACGGGGTTAATTCAATTTTGCACAGTAAAAAAAAATAGTGTATATAATTAAATTAATCCTGCCCTTCTCCATTGTAATAGATGGCTATAATTCATATCAAACATCTTAGAGATATGATGAAGAGATGAATTATACACCTTTATCGCTTTATCAATTTCATCCATTTTTTCCGGTGGTATTTCGTAGAACTTCGGTAAAACCCTTGATTTATAAACACGTCTATGGCCTTCTGGCTTTCGTTTTTTCGAAAGCATACACTCTTTGCATCTGGTATAATACGCCGTTGCAGTTCTTTTATAATATTTGTCTATTGGCATCAAGATACCACAATCTTTGCAAATTCTTTCAGTTAAATTAAATGGTCTCATTTATATATATGATAATATTTTTTTTCTTAAATAAAAAATATTTTTTATCATGGTACCCCGGGGCGGATACCACCTTACCATAATAAATTATATGCCCAAAAAGATGCTTGATTTTTATCCTTGTATGCTAATGAACCATTCTTTAATTTAATTTTGCTATGCCTTGCTCTATACGATTTTCTTTTTTGAGAACTCGCACCATCGAAATATGTATAAGCATTCGGATCACCAAAATTTATTTTTTTGCCATTATACACTACATAAAATCGTTTATCTTTTCTTTTGGACATCCCAAAATCGTCTGCCCCTAAATTAAACGCTTTATCTACAATATCCCAACGCATCTATATGGTAATTTCGCCAATTTGTGAAACAATATTTAATGCTACGCTATCACTTTCAGCCGTGAGTTGTAATTGCAAAGCTTCATCAGTCCCAAAATCGAATATTGACGCATCATTTGCTACAAATTCCGGCGATAGTCCAATATCTACACGGACATAAGCATCGCCAAATACTTGAAACTCTGCAACGCCTTTAGAACCATCTTGACGACAGGCTACGGTAAAATTAAGTGAGAAGTTTTTAATAGTGCTATCATTAATTTTGACCATTGTTAAAATCACCATGTCAAAAGTACCGGACGAAAGTGTTGTACCCTGCAATCTGAAGGTCAATGTGCTTCCAGCGGGACAGCTCATAATACCCTTGCAACGCACATTAAAAGTGCTACCAGTTCTTAACGTGTTAACGGGTATTGTCAAACTACCTGAACCAGCGGGCAGTAATGCATGAGGGCCAACTCCAAAACCTTGCAAATTCGACAAGGATGTATAAACTCCTTGCTCCAAAAATTGACTTTTCGCTTCAATAGTCCCGCACGTCAATGTACCACAAACCGGCCTCAACCATCCTTTTTGTTCAACTGTTCCGTTGTTAAACTCTCGTAAATTCATCGTCTATATAATAGCAAAAAATATATTACTCTCTCTAAATTAATGAAGTGATGGCGAAGGCAACATTATTCCGATTATTGTTGTCAAAATACCTGAATACAATTGTTGACTTTCACATGTTTTATTTCGAACTAATTGCACAATACAAAATACCATTATTAAAATTGATATAAATAACTGACTGAAAAATCTTATCGCTCTTCGGTCAACCTCGAAACAACAAGACTGCCATGTGTCATTATATTTTTTGTCTTCCAATTCAATTTTATGTTCCAACTGTCTTTTTTTAATATTTGGAGAAGTTGGTATTTCAAGCATCTCTTTAAGCTCAATCTTTTCTTCTTCCGACATTTCTATATTAACCCGCGATATTTTTTTTACCAAATTACATAAAGCACACACTGTGTTGTTGTGAATGTATTACTCGCTGAAGCCGAACCCCATTCAGCAGTGATGTTGAGGGTATTTAGAATAGTAGTATCGAAATTTGTATTTTCAATACTGTGCACAGATTGACCGATTAAAGCATTTTGACTATCAACATTTTGCTCGTATTTACCCCTAAAACTAAAAGAAGCGACGCCAGCACCACCTAAAGCCCTGATAGTAAAATAGAACTCCAAACCCCACCATTTGCCCGTCGAGGTAGGTATTGTTATTGTCGGAATTGTACCCAGAAGAGTTGAACCGGTAGCCCCTCCGTATAAGCGTATGGTTAAATCCGTATTGTTCAAACAAGACATTACGCCTCCAGAACTCACCCGATAACTTCCGCCCAGTCTAAATTTATTTGCCGGGACGGATACACTTCCTTCGCCACTTCCGATAATTGTGCTTTCTACCGTTGTATTTGCAATAACAACAGAACTTGTTTGCGCAAAAGAACCACCTGCGGGTGTAAGGTTGTTAATAGTTTGCGCCGTAATATTGCCGTTAACAGTCGCCGAAGTCATTTGCACATTGGTGCCCTCGAAAATAGCCCTTCCATCTTGATACAGCTCTAACCCACAATTAAACGCAGAACCCTGAATAACTAAACAGGCGTGATTATTCGCAGGGGTTGTCTCGTCTAAAACATACTGCAATTGACAACCATTATTGCTACTACCATTTTTTGCTATTTGGATAGCAGCAGCTACTCCGTTTGTTGCAACATTGTTAAACACGGCTAAAATAGGTGGTGCGCCCGCAGGGTCAATATTATTTAACGCTACTCTATTATCACCAACAAGTCGTAAATCAACAGTAGTCGTGTCCCTAATTCGTATGCTATTTGGTACCACTACACCGTTTATCCTCGTAAGATTTGGTGATGTCCCGGCTAAATCAATATTTTGTGTTTTATTTTCTAAATCGGTTAGATCACCAACTCCATCACCAACAATGCGCTCAACGCCATTGCTATCAATCGTATAAACCTTATTGTCATTTTTTACATACAATTTGCTACTACCCGCATTAGGTAAAACAGTCGGGGTATCTTCATGTTCATACACGCTTTCTCCAGCTGAAACACTACCAAAAACGGGTTTAAGCCATTGCTTTGTTTGCGGTGTCCCACTATTTAACTCGCGTAAATTCATTGCTTCTATATTAAAGCAAAAAATAATATCATTGCACGCATAATATTGCGCCACTATTTGGGGGGTCTAAGGGGGGTGGATACCCCCTTCTTATTCTTTGAGCATTCTTTGAAGTTGAGCACGGGATAGAGACTTACCACCAGTCAATCCGCGTCCCTTACCGAGACCGAATGATTTTGCCAATTTATCGGCTTGAGAAACGCCCATAGATAGAGCGGGAACACCAGCAACATCAGCAATCTTCTCAGCCACATCAATAGCGGGGCGGGCATACTTTTTTACAAAGCCTACAGCCTTCTTGCCAGCATCGAGAACACGTTGCCAGAAATTACCACCGTAAATAGAGCCGGACGCATGATAAACAACTTCGGGCATGTATTTGCTTTCGAGCACATCCTGAGCATCGAGAACTCCAATATTGCGACTAACCTGTTGGTGGTCGATCACCATAACACCCTCAGAAACAACAACACATGTCAAAGTTGGTGTCTTAGCAACTGCACTCAAGTTCTTAGTTTTGATAGTGATACGAAGGTTGTAAGACCCACGCATACCCACAGCTTGAAGAGTTCTAAGCGGGATATCGGAGGCGAAATCCAAAGCCAACACACCACCAACATGTTTAGTCCATTGAGACCATGAGAGATTAGTGCCATTCTTCACAGCGATATTGTAAAGGTCTTGTTCGGTGGCATTTGCAAGCAAATTATCACGATTATCAAAGCTAATCGCCACATTTTCAATACCGAAGAAAGTATCAGACTTCGTCAAGTCATGAGCACTATCAACTTCATGAACGAACAAGAACAAACGATTAGGGATAGCATCGAGCTGGATATTGTTCATTTGAATAGTCGTAGAAGCCTGGGGAAGCACTGGAGCGAATGTAGTGGTCGGAAAAACCTGTGGCTGATAATACGAGTAGAAATTAGTTTTAGGAATGTTCATCGTAGGGTCGGGAGTGAGGTAGCTGAAGATAGTTTGAGCATCAATAACCGAAGCAACAGCAGTATTGAGCACACTACCACCTGCGGAACTGTGAGACCACAGAGAGCCGGCAAGGCCTGCCAAAGCGCCATTCCCACGACCGCCGAGAGATAGGATAAGCTTCATAGTCTGGATACCAATAAATCCGGTATCCTGGTCATCTTGTTCAAAAAGCATAGGGCTAACCATCAAATACTCAGTGCATTTAAGACGAACAACTGCGGTATCAGCCACACCGGTTGAAGTGTTAGAAATAACATCAATACCGACAAAGCCACCGCGGGGCACCTGCAAAGGGTTATCACCGTAGCCCCTGAGCGGATCACGAGCGAACCCATCGAGTTCAGCATAATCTTGCGCTTGGTCAAGCATAGAAGGCGACAAGCCATAATTAATATCCTGGGACTTAGCATCGGTTTGATAACGAGGGAAAGCCCTGATGTATTGATTGAGGTTCTGTGTAATTCTATCATTATTAAGAGAAATCTCAATATTTGTCAAACTATTTTGAATGGGGAAAGCCCTGGGTGCATCATGAAACTGATTACCTACTGGTGCGCCAGTTGAAGAAGAAGCACCTGCAATTTGAAGCAAAGGCACACCAACACCAGCCGAAACACCGGTAAAAGCAATTTCATACTCCATTTCAACCATAGCCCTACGGTTGACAAACACCTGAGGACTGGGAGGATTACATGTAAAACTCAGCGACGAGGAACTCACACCGCCATCGGGCTTAGTGCGAATATATCCAACATCTTGAGCCCCATCATAAACTGAATACGTTTTTCGGTAATGACTGTTGACATCAGTTCTTGGGTCAACTGCACGAACGAGATTAAGCGACATCTTTCTATATATATCTTTCTAAAAAAATACTATTACTAAAATTAATTAAAGGCGGAGTTCTCCCCCTTCTTTAATATTCCGGTGAAGGCAATCGCCCTGAGTGAACTTCTTTAGTTCGTCGCCTAAACATCAATTTAACCGAGAATATGCCATTGGGTGGTAATAGAACGGGTTTTTCTACGCCTGATAAATCGGTGAAAAAGGCCGATATTTGAACACGTTTAATACCTTCTTTCCCACCGAGCGAAATCATACGATATTCGGCTGTGGGGAGATATTCGAGTGATATTCTGTCAGTAATCGGGTTGTCATTGTTGGATAGAAGGAAATCCGAAATAACTTGAGATGATTTATCCGAAAAACTACCCTGTTGAGATGATAGAAAATTGCTTTGTTCGTTCTCTGCTACGATCGGCAGTGTCGCACTTGTCAGTTTAATGCTTCTTGTGGTGTTCCATGAGCTAATTACGTCAGCCTCTTGTTCTGTGAAAAACATAGGGTCTGGTATCCCATTCGTTGCGACTGGATATCCTTCACGAGCACCTAAAATCAATCTGTCTGCATTTTTTGCATTGCCCTGGAAAGAAAAACGGAAATCTTTGCCATCTGGTTGTTGAAAGCCTATAAATGTTGCGGGTAATCCAAATAGATATTGTCGGCATGTTGTATTACAGTAAAATTCAATAGTGTCATTAGCCCATAAATCTTCAAAATACATTTGTATACGTCTCCTAACACTATCGTAATAAAACACTGGTGCAGTTGTTGGAATTGGTGCCAAAAGGGCGCTATAAACACCAGCTACGGCTAAATTCATTTCATCAATCAATTTTTGAATGCCGAACAAATTGCCGAGACTATCATTAACAACTGGCTTAATAATTGGAACACCGCCCAAAACCATTGTGAATGTAAGTAAAGATGGAGAATTGACACCCAGAATAGCACCGGGTTCCATCGGGATAGTTGTCGCTGGAATTAAAGACGTGTTGATATCAAATCTTACAACGGACATCTCCCAACTTTCGGGATGGAAAATGATAGTTTCCCCACGAATGTCGTTAATACTCGCGGGGATTGGAAATTCTTTATCATTGACGATTGTAGTGTCGTAATAAACGTGTGATGTCATTTTTTCACGGTAATTATATAGTATGTCGAATAAAACAATTGAAGAAAAATTAACCGAACCACTAAGCGACGCGGATATTTCGCAATATCTACCGGCTGAGCTACTGCGCGATTGGAATGGAAAATTGCCGTGCGTTGTTCTATACGAGAAAACTCCATTAAATGGACATTGGAGTTTAATATTACGAACAAAAAATAATAATGGTGAGCCTTGCATTGAATTCTTTGACAGTTATGGCATGTTGCCTGATGAATGCCTAAAAGTTATGGACAAAAGATATCAACCTAAATTAGTTAAATGGCTGTTAAAAAATGGTGGTGCAATATCATACAATCCCATACAATACCAAAAACATGACCCTATGATAGCAACATGTGGAAGACATTGCATTATGAGATGGATGGCGAGACATTTGTCTCAAAAAGAATATAAAAAAAGATTAGATAAATTGACAAATCTAACGGGATTAGACTACGACGAACTAAGTACAATTATCGTGCCTTAAACAATTAAACCAATTTCATGCTGTGATATGAAATAATTAGGTATTGTTAATCCCAAACATACCCAACGAGATTTTAATGCGAGAATTCTGTTTATCTGTGATTTATCTAAGCCGGCATAAACTGATAAATAACGTTTATTGTGATACGCACTACCTCCGAGAAAGAACACAACACGATTAGCTTCATTGAGTAAATGGCGAGTTCTTGAATAATCCATTAATTGATGCGACATAGTTATAACATGGATGTTATATTTTCTACCGTTCGCAATAAGATTATTATTAACTGCTTTCACTGTATCACTTAATTTTTTTGAAGTTAAATTATCACAATCGTCAAATATCACGAGAGCATTTTGTAAATCTGTTAGTTCGGGTGGTTTTTCAATAAATGTATCGTCCAACGGTATTTGTATAATATCGAACATCTCATATGCTTTTTCTTCGCTATGTGTTGACACCAAGATGACACGACGATCGGGGAACATTTCAGTGTATTCGCGAATATACATACTCGCAAGCGTTGATTTACCAACTCCCGATTTTCCGGCAATATAAACACGTTCTGTGCGTTCTGTTGGCAGTATAATAAACTGGCCGGCATCTAATTTCAACTCTCTTTTACAACTATCTTTGTATTTTTTCGCGTATCGGCTTGTTTTATCCTCTCTACTTTTTAATTTGCGAACAACATTCATCCTATCCCTTACATCCATCATTGAAAGATTTTCAAGAAATTCATTTATGTCAAGTTGTTCAAACGGGTCTCGTTCATCTTCTTCTTCATCGCTTTGATAATCGTCTTTTTTAGCAATTGATACCTTCCTACCATCAAACTTACCGCCCATGCAAACAGCAACAGGGTTAGCATTATTAATCGCAACGCAATATTCATCCATGTCTATATATAAAAAATAATAGTTTTGGTATGAAAAATTTAAACCACAATACTTTTGTTTTATAACACCTCGCCAAGTAATGGCTTAGATTGTTGAAATATTCGGTTTTGGAATTGAGTTGCTAAATAATACGAAAAATAATCCTTCATATTAAAGAAATCTCCAACTTTTCCGTCAGCAAGTTCTTTTTTAAATTGTTTAATAAAAACGGTTGGACTTTTACGTTTTGGATAGTCAATTTTATATTTTAACAAATAATTTTTAAAATCCTCATAATCTACACCTCTGCCCTTTTGTCTTGCTTGCTTAGCCTTTTCCTTCTGCTTTTGTCTTTGTGTTTTTGTTGATTTTGCTTTTATCGGTCGTGGCGGTTGACCATATTTGCCTTTCCAGTATTTCATCGCAAATTTATAAAGTTCAATACCCATCTGTCGGAATTTTTCAATATTTCTTAATCCATATTGAAATTGAGCGTATGAACCGCCGTATATCGCTTCTTTTTTCTGTTCATCTGTTATTAATCTTGATATAAAACTGTCAAAATCCGTGTATGTGTTAAAACCTAATTGAATATAAGCGACATCAATCGGGTCATAATATGAGTGAAAATTTCCCATAAGTTCAAGTGCCCAGTCTTTCCAGCTATCCGGGTCTCTGCCGGTTATTCTTTGCCAGTCTTGAAAGTCTTGATAACCGATCGGCGATGTTTTTAAATCAGGTTGTTTGCTTTTCGTTCGTAATAACTCACTTTTAAAATATTTCATAATTATCTTTTTTACTCCTTCACCTATCTCCAATTTTTCATTGACAGTCTTCATAAATGAGCTTTTTTCAAATCTGTTTTTATTTTCGTAGTAATCTATTCGGTTCATCGTCTATATATAATAAAAAAAACATAGTAAAAACCTTTTAATATTAAGGGTCTGCAAATGGTGGGTCTCTTACTTCGCCCGTTTCCAATAAATAAAATCTGTTTTTAATTTCAGCCGGGGAGCCAGCTTTTAAAACATCAAGAGCGCCCTCAGCTATCGACATCAGCACTCTCTCGTATTCGGAATAATATTCAGCCCTACCCTTTTCAACGGTTTCGTCCCACGCTTTACGTAAAGCGACACCGACAGTGTCCGGGTTTGTCTTTCTTTGATTGGCTACAAACGTCATATAATCCTCAAAATCAACACCACTACCAATAGCTTGCTTTTTCAATAATCCGTGTTCTTTAGGGTATGTGCTTTTAAACAAATTATATATCTTTTCACCCATTTTAATCAATTTCTTATTTCCGCGGACGGTTTTGGTCTTCCAGGCTGAAGATGATGCTTTGGGATGTTTGCTTTTAGCACCTCCGAGCATGCCGAAGCCTTCAAATTCTTCCTCTTCTTCAAATTCTTCAAAGCCTCTGCCCTTCTTTTTCTTCTGTTTTTGATACAAACGAGACTGTTGCGTTCGAGACAACTCAGGGTGTTTCTTTTGGAATGCATGCCATTTCTTTAAACCAGGCGGGACGGGCTTCTTACGACGTCTTGCCCCTCCGAGCATTCCACCTTCGCCCCGAACGAGTAATTCCAATAAATCCTCACGTGATGGTTCCATGTTTCGCTATATATAAAAGTAAAATAATTATAAAGCAAAAAAAATAACTCATCGGAACTACGTGGGATTAGGCGTATTTACTGATTAGCGTTTTAGTGTCGGGATAAGCATTTAAATAATCTTGCTTGACCATCCATCGCAAATAACTAAGGTCAAAGCTTGCTACTTCATCTACAGTCTTGCCTTTGTATTTACCGAATGGCATCAAGCGAGGGTCTTTAATTGCTTTCTTATATTCCGACTTTCTAAATTGGTCGTATAGTGTTGCTATTTGTCTTGCATTTTCGCGATCGCCGAGCCAGGTGAGAAATCGTTCGGACTGAGCTGACAACTTTTGGGGTGTGAGTGATGGGTCGGACATAGTTGGTGCTATATATAAAGTGAAAAAAATTATTGCTTAAATAAAAATAATTAAAAAATTTTGCGACCGCACTAAAAAAAGTTTTTCTCGACATGGTGTGAGCGAGTTTCTGTAAGCGTTATTTGGCCATTTTACCCCTATTTTTTTTAATGGTTATTTCGTTGATTCGTTGCTTAAATCGGGGGTGGGGGAAAACAGCCCAAAACGCTTATACAC